GTAGAAAGTCAAGCACCATACTCAGCTTTTTTAGAATTTGGAACTACAGAGGTTGGTGAAAGACCTTTCATGCACCCAGCAACAATGAGAGCTTTTCCAAAAATTACAAAAGCAATATTTAACAAAATAGTAACATTAATTAAGGAGTCACAAGTAAAATGAGTGATCACAGTTTACAACTCCAAAAAACAGTTTTTGATACATTAGATGGCGATTCAAATTTGCAATCAAAAGTATCAGATGTCTATAATTTTGTGCCACAAAATACAGCATATCCTTATGTTCAAGTAGGCGATGATAGTATGGCTGATAATAGCACAAAAAATTTAGATGGAAATATACACTCTATTATGATACATACATGGTCAAGATACAGAGGCGATAAAGAAGCTAAAGAGATTATGGCTAGGATATACGAATTGTTACATAATAGTAGTTTATCAGTATCAGGAGCCAGTCTTGTAAATGCAAGATTTGAAACTTCTGATATATTAAATGATCCTGATGGGATCACAAAACATGGTGTTCAAAGATTTCGTTTCGTTATCTATGACACATAAAATTATAGGAGGATAAGACAATGGCAGCAGGAAAAGGCAGTAGCTTTTTATTAAAAGAAAACAGTACAGGTACACCAGCTACAGTTGGTGGTTTAAGATCAACATCTATGACTATTAATGGTGAGATGGTTGATATTACAGATAAAGATTCAAACGCATTTATCACAAGTGGTAATGACAAAGCTAGAACATTATTACAAGGTGGTGGTGTTAGAAGTATGTCAATATCAGCAAGTGGTGTATTTACTGATTCATCAACTGAAAACCTTGTAAGAGGATTTGCATTTGATGGTGCAATACAAAACTACGATTTAGTATTTTCTGATGGTTCTAAAATAGCTGGTGCTTTCTTAATTACAAGTTATGAAAGAGCAGGTGAATACAATGGAGAAGAAACATATTCTTTAACATTAGAATCGTCTAACACAATAACTTACACGAATGCGTAATTATGACAATAAAGTGGACTAATGGTTGGGAAGTGATTAACTTTACAATAAATGACAATCAGTATCATGGTTTTATAAAAGTAACCAAAAAAGGTGAAATAACTATAGAAGCAAAAAGCGATATTGATTGTCGTCCACTTGATAAAGTAATCGTCAATTCATATCAAAATCTCATAGTGCAAAAAATTACTATCACAGCAAGTAGAGCAGAACTTCATTGTATCCAAGATACAGGAGAACTTAAAAAAGCAATACAAACAAAAAGAAAGTTAAAAAAAGCACTAGGAGAAGATGATGACAACACACAATAAATACGCAGGAGAATATAAAGCTACTCTTGGAGGAAAAGAAAGAGTTTTCAAACTTACCTTTGAAAGACTTGTCCATTTAGAAGATGCACTTGGAAAAGGTGTAATGGATATTTCAAGAGATATGACATCTCAAACTTTTACAACAAAACAAATTGTAGAAGTCTTGTATCAAGGTTTACTTGGTGCAGGAGGTAAATTTGAAAAGAACGCAATCGGTAAAATGATTATTGAAGATGGATTAGCTTCAAGTGCAGGGATAGCATCTAATGTTCTTGCAACTTTGTTCTTAACAAAAGATGAATTAGACCCTTTAGTAGAGGGGGAGAATCAATCAGAGATAACACCTACCCAATCCAAAAATACCTAGAAATAGCAACAGGTATTTTAAGATTCTCTCCTAAAACTTTTTGGGGTATGTCACTTGCAGAATTTACATCTGCATGTGAGGGTTATTTATTAAAACATGGTAAAGGAGGAAAATCAGGACCAGTAACTTCAGATGAATTAAAAGAGTTAATGGAAAGGTTTCCAGATTAATTATGACACAAGCAGCAACAGTAGAAGTAAAATTAACAGTAAATAAAGGTAATCTTGAAGCAGGAATGCGTAGAGCAGAAACTGTTACAAAAAAAACTTCATCAGGTATAGTTAAAGCACAAAAACAAGTTGTAAAATCTAGTAATGGTATACAAGAGGGTTTTAGAAGAGCATCTCAATCTATTGCTGCAATACAAGGACCACTAGGACCAGTTGCTGGAAGAATTACATCTTTAGGAACAATTATTGGTGGTATAGGTTTAAAACTTGCTTTACTAACTGTTGGTTTCTCTGCATTAGTATTTGGTCTTAAACAAGTTGTTGGTGTTGTATCAAATGCTGAAAGACAGTTTAATAAACTAAATGCAATTTTAAGAGCAACAGGTTTTGCGGCACAATTAAGTTTAGAAGAAATAGAAACTTTATCTCAAGAGATTGGTATTAACACTTTAGCATCTACACAAAAAGTTAGAGATGCTGCAGGTATCTTATTAACATTTAAATCTATACAAGGTGATACATTTAGAGAAGCATTAAGATTAACTCAAGATTTAGCAGAAGTTGGTTTTGGTGATGTTAAACAAGGTGCAATACAATTAGGAAAAGCATTAGAAGAACCTATCGTTGGATTAGGTGCTTTGCGTAGAGTTGGTGTATCATTTACTGACGCACAAAAAGATTTAATTAAATCTCTTGCAAATACTGGTCGTATAGCAGAAGCACAACAAATAATTTTACAAGCATTAAATAAACAAGTAGGTGGAGCAGGTGTTAAAGCGGCAGATGGTTTAGCTGGTGCAGTAGATACACTACAAGAAAAATTTACAATATTTTTTGAAAAATCTAAAATTGGTAGAGCAGTTGTAGATTTTTTAACTGCTTCATTAAATAGATTAAGTGATAGCATGAATAATGCTCTACAAGATGTAAGTACACTTAATACACAAATAGAAGTACAAAATAGATTATTACTTGTTCAAGAAAAAATACAAAAAGAAATAGATGCAATAATGTCTGACCCTTTACATGAGGGTGACATAACAAGTAAAACATTAAAAAAATTACAAGAACAAGAACAAGCACTTATTGCAAGACTTAATGTTTTAAAAGCTATTGCAAAAGACGCGGAAGAATCTACAAAAAAAGAAGAAGAACTTTATGGTTCATCAAAAATTAAAAAAGTAACAGAAAAAACTGCAGTAGAAAAAAAAGCATTAGAAGTTATTAAACAAATAAATGTACAAAGAGAGTTAGAAAAGAAAAATTTATTTGCTACTAGAAAAGAAAAAGAATTAAATAATCAATTAGAAAAAATATTTGCAATGATCAGGAAAGAAGTGCCTGATGAAAAATTACAACAGGAAGCAATAGAAAAAGCAAGAAAAAAACATACAGATACTTTAAAAAAACAAATTGATGAAATGGATAAATTAAGAAAAGTATCCACAGCAATACAAGAAGTTACTGGTGTTTTAAGTAGACAATTTGATCAATTATCTGAATCACTTGCAAAAGCATTTGTAACAGGAAAAACAGAAGCACTCAATTTCAAAGCAGTATTACAATCACTTGCAGTAGATTTAGTAAAAACAATTTTAAACCTTGTAGTATTTAATCAACTAAAAGAGGGTATAAATATTATTGGAGGTAAAATTGGTAAATCAGTTTTAGGTATGATTACTGGTGGTGGTGGAGAAATGACTTTTCCTAACCCTCACACATCAGCAACAGGTGGTAGTGTACAACAAACAGGGGTTCCAAGACTTGTTGGAGAACGTGGTCCTGAATTATTCGTACCAAACCAAGCAGGTAGAATTATTCCTAGTAGTTTAACACCTAATGCTATGGGTGGAGGTGGTTCTATTGTTGTAAATCAAAGTTTAAATTTTGCAACAGGTATACAAAATACAGTAAGGGCAGAAATAATTAGTATGATGCCTCAAATACAAAACCAAACAGTTTCTGCAGTAGCAGAAGCAAGAATGAGAGGAGGAAAGTTCGCTAAAGCTTTCAGTTAATTATGGCAGTATTTACACCATCATATCCATTAACACTTCCAACAGCTACAGGAATTGTTACACAAAATTTTAGTTTGACAAGAGCAGTTGCAGTAACAACATCACCTTTTACTTTTCAAACACAAGTACATCAACATCAAGGTGAGTTTTGGAGAACAGTAATTAGTTTACCACCAATGTTAAGAGCAAATGCAAATATTTGGTTATCTTTTTTATTACAATTAAGAGGTAGAAGAGGAACATTCAAAATTGGTGATCAAGATGCAAAAACAATCACAGGTGTTGCTACAGGTACAATAAGAGTAAATGGAGCATCACAAACTGGTAATCAAGTTGCTCTTGATGGTTTTGCAAATAGTACAAATA